CGCGACCGAGACCCGGAAGCTCCTCACCAACGAGGGAGCGACGGCCGAGAACTACCACACCCTGCCGAGCGCTGCTGCCGGCATGGAGTTCGTCTTCTACGTTCAGGACGCGGACGGTATTCGCGTCGTCGCCAGCGCGGGCGACACCATCAGGATCGGCGCCTCGGTCTCCGCAGCGGCCGGTTTCGTCCGCAACGCTACGGTCGGCTCGGTCCTTCACCTTGTCGCCATCAACGCCACGGAATGGGTGCCCATCTCGGTCGTCGGCACCTGGACGGTGGACAGTTAGGAGCAGGCCATGCCCAATAGGTCCGTCGCCGGCTATACCCAGGTACCCGTCGCGGCCTCCGACATCCTGCGGGTGGTGCACGACCGCCTGAACGCGGCCGGCACGGTAACCCAGGTCACCGTCGACTATCAGGTGCGAGACGACACCAGCACCGTGCGCTTCCAGACATCGCTCGGCTTCCAGTCCGGTGCTTACCCCGCTTCGGGAGCCTCGATCGTTGCGGCCTGCAACGCGGCCCAGGGGACGTAGGTGGCGGCCGTGCGGGTCATTCCCATCGCGGTCGCGCTCCTCTTCGCCCTCGGCTGCGCCTCCATGCCGAGCGAGGAGGTCTGTGCCCAGCGGTGGGAGCGACTGGCGCTCGGAGCCTCGGCTCTCGACGCCGCCGTGACCGCCCAGGCACTCCGGGACGGCGCGGTCGAGGCCAACCCCCTCCTCGGCAAGCGCCCGAGCGACGCGCGGCTTTTCGGCTTCACCGCAGCCAGCCATTTGGCGATAAGGAGCGGCCTCCGCCACGCGCCGGCCCGCGCCCGCATCCGGGCCTGGCGCGCGGTCTTCTGCCTGCGGCTGGCGGCGGTCGCCTGGGGACTCAGTCAGCGGTGATATGGAGTTCAACTTCCTTCCCGACCGGTTGGATCACCCGCGCTACGTAAAGCGCCTCCGGGCCATCGAGCACCTCCTCCGCCAGCGGCCCGATCGGCTGGTCGAGGAGGGGATGTGCATGGACGCCGCGACGGCGGAGGCAGATCTCTGGTGGTTCTGCTTCCGCTTCACGCCCTTTGCGACATGGCGAATCGATGAGCCCCGCCATCCGCTCGCGGGCAAGCTCTGGATCGAGCACCCGTTCGTCTTCTGGCTCTGTCGCTGGTTCCAGCGCTCGCTCGTGGACCCGCCGGACGGCTGGGTGTGGTTCAAGATCCACCGCAAGGGGCTGAAGACCACCATCCTCCTCGACGCGATCCTTTGGCTCCTCGCCATTGACGAGAGCGATACGATCGGGCTCTGGACCCACAAGGAGGACAAGATCGGCAGCGGCATGGGCAGCGGCCTGCTGGCGCAGCTCCAGACCGACGAGCTGCGCGACCATTGGCCGCAGTATCGGAAGCTCCAAGAGGGGACGAAGCAGGGCTTCCTGGTGGACCGGCCGCCCGGCCCCCGCGATCAATCGCTCGCCATTCTCTCGATCGCGACCTCGACGGCGTCGCTCCACCCGAAGCGCTTCTTCTTGGACGACGTTGAGACTGACCAGACACGCAACAACCCCGGCATGATCGCGAAGATCGGCGACAATATCTCAGCCATCGCCCTCATGCAGCAGCCGGGGTCGACCTTCGTGGTGGCGAATACTCCCTGGGACGAAAGCGGCCCCCTCATGAGCCGCGCCCGGGACGGCGGGTTCTCCTGGGTCATCGAGCAGACCGCGACCTCGGGCGGCCGGGTGATCGAAGATGGCGTCGTCGTCTCCGAGGGGTTCACCCCCAAGGGCGAGCCCAACCTTCATACCGCATCCTTTTTTCGCAAGGTCCGCAAGGACACCCGCAACGATTCTCTCTACTTCGCGCAGATGGAATTCGAGTTCAGGAAGGGCGGCGGCCAGCTCTTCGCCCGAGAATGGCTGAAGACCTACGACATGCCGGCGCACGACCTCGCCGCCGCAGCGCCGCACATCCACATCTTGGTCGACGGCGCCAAGGGGAAGAAGAAGAGCGATTTCTCGATCATCCGCGTGGTGACCTGGCTGACGCACGAGCAGTGGGCGACGCTCGACCTGATCCGGGAGCGGATCGGGAAGTCCGCGATCTTCCAGATCCTCCTCGGGCGCGACAAGTCCGATCCGACCTCGAAGTGGATCGAGGACTGGTACTGCCCGCGTGGCGTCGGCGTGGTCGAGAAGTGGATGGCTTACGACCGCGAGCTCACGGTGTGGTTCGACGACGGCGGCAACGGCGACTGGAAGGCGGACTTCCAGGAGTCGATCCGGCTCCGGCACGTCACCTTCAACGGCGGCCGGGCACCACGCATCGAGGTTTGGCCGACCGTCCACCGGTCGCGGGACTCCACGAAGATCCTGAACATCCAGGATCTCGACACCCACTATCAGGGCGGCCATGCGCTCTATCCGCGGTTCCGTGAAACCCTGGCCGGCGGGTGGGAAGGCGGTTTCGGCCACGGCTCCCTGCACGGCCTGTCGGGGGAGGATCGGCGCGACACCCTGAAGCAGTTTCTCGAGGACGAGTTCGACCGGATGAAGCTTGGCGAGGCGCCGCAGTTCGACGACTGCCTGGACACCGAGGCGCAGTTGACCGTTCCGAAGTTCCGCGACGCCATGCGGCGGCCGCGCAAGGGCGGCGGCTTCAGCCTGAACGGCGTCGAGTATCCCCAGGCGACCACGAGCAACCCCTGGGGCGTGCCCGGCGGTGAGCTGCTCGGCCAGTCGGGCCGGGCTGCGGGCACGACGTGGATGTCATGGGCATGAGCGACACCGCCACCGCCGCCGACGGTCGCCCGGACCCCCTCTCCGACGAGGAAGTGGTCAAGCGCTATCGCCGCTTTATGTCGGACGCTGCGCCCGAGCATGACCGACTCGTGAAAGAGACGGCCGACTACTACGCGGCCTACGGCGGAAACAGCATCAAGGGCCAGGACTTCGCGGAGCTTCAGAAGGTGTGGGGAGACCATCCACCAGAACTGATGATGCTCCTCTCCAACGTGAACACCTTCTGGGGCTCGCTGGTCAGCTCCCGGAAGGAGCCCGCCTTCCCGGGCTATGACTCATCGCCGAGCGATACCGTCATCGGGGAGATGCTGAACCTTCTCATCAAGGCGGCGCGCCGGTGGGCGGGCTCCGATGCCGTCGACGAGCAGGCGTTGACCGACCACATCATCACCGGCAATGCGTTCGTAGAGGAGTTCCTGGAAACCGAGTGCCGGCCGCCGTTCCGCCCCAAGGAGCGCTACATCCCACTCTCCGACATCTGGTTCGACCCCGGAGCGAACGAGAAGAACCGCGTCGATGCCCAGGAGTTCAACCGCCGGCACCGCTACGGCGTCGACGAGGCGGCGGCGAGATTCCCGGAGCACGCCGACACCATCCGCGCCATGGGCATGGAGTACGGCGCTGGAGGGGCCAAGGGCGCGCCTGGCGAGGGCGCCCGCTCTCTCGGCGGGCCCGCGATCTCCGTGTCGGTCTCTGCCGCGGACGGCAGCTCGCGCGGGGGCGCTTCAACCTCGAAGCGGCTCCGGGAGATCCCGATCGACGACTTCCAGTTCCAGCACTGGGAAGACCTGGTCAGCTTCCAGGGGGCCGACGGCGCCTGGGTCGAAGCGACGGCCGAAGTGTTTGCGGCAAGCGTTGACGAGGCGGAGCAGCAGGCCATCGCGGCTGGGCAGCCCTTCACCCGCCCACGCGCCCTGCCCTATGCGCAAGCGACCTGGTACCGAGCCCGAATCCTCGTGCGCGGGGGAGGCGGGGGGCCGCTGGTGGTCAAGAAGGCGGAGCCCATTCAGGGCAACCGCCGCCTCATCCGCTGCCTGACCGGCTATCCCGAGCAGTATCTGGACGGGGAGGTGCTCAAGACCCGCTACTTCGGCTTCGGCCGCGTCCTCCTCGGGCTCCAGCGGCTGGTCTCCGTCGCGATCCGGATCTACCTGGAGCAGGAGGCTCGCCAGAACCGCAGCGGCGGCGATGTCGAGAAGAGCGCCTTCAACAGCGACGCCGAGTTCCGGCTCTGGGCGGACAGCAAGGCGGTTCCCGGCTCGTGGGGGCAGATCCCGGACGGCTCGGCCGAGAAAATCCACCCGACGCCAGCGATCCCGACGCCGCACGTTAATTCGATGCGGGAGATGTTCAAGTTTTTGAGCATCGACCTCGTCTCCCACATGCTCGGCATTTCCGACATGAACCGCGGCACGTTCTCCGAGGACCGGTCTGCGAAGTTCCTTTCGACCATGTTGGAGTCGTCAATCCAGATGCAGAGCCGGCTGACCAGCGCCTTCACCGACTATCTGGCCGAGGGCGCGGTCACCATGTGCCGGCTGCTCCTGGAGGGCTTCGACGCGAAGGACATCGACCGGCTGATCGGAGCCCAGCCGCTTCGGGAGGGGATCACCGGTCAGCGCAACGAGCAGGGCATGCTCGTGCCGATCATGGTCGCTGACCCCCAGACGGGCGAGCCGGTGCCGCTGACGACCGGCCTATACCTGAAGTTGAATGCGGGTGAAATTTTCGACAACGACGTGGGCTTCGGGCTGCGGCCGGCCGAGGCGGTCGAGCGCATGGCGACGGCCGGGTACTGGAGCCAGCACGGGATCCCCAAGGCGCTCCAAGACCTCGGGCTCCCCGGCTCGATCGTCGCGCCCGCCTTCCTCAAGGTCTTCGGGGAAGACTCCGTCATGGCCGACACCACGACCAAGGCGGAGCAGTTCTTCGCGCAGCAGGAGGAGCAGCAGCGCCAGCAGGCCGAGGCCGCGACCGAGCAGGGCTGGCTCCAGTTCATCGCCCAGCTCGCCAAGATGGACTTCGAGAAAGCCCTGGAACTCGTGCAGCAGGCGGGACAAGCCGTCACCGGCCCACAGAGCGGCTCGCCGCCGCAGGCCCCGCAGCAAATTCAATAACCGAGAGGAGGCACCATGAACAAGCACCCCGCCGAGAAGGAAGAGAAGCTGGCCGCCGAGGAGACCAAGAGCGAGGCGCGAGCCGCCGCTGCCGAGGAGAAGCTGGCCGAGAAGGCTGCCGCGAAGGAAGAGGCCCTGGCCGCCAAGGCCGCCGCCGCTGAGGCCGCGAAGGAGGCGGCTATCGAGAAGGTCGGCGACCCCGACAACCGCTGGCAGGTGGTGGCCAGCGCCGAATCGAAAGAGGAGAGCTGGCGGAAGGTCACCCGGCGCATGGCTGTCTCCAACGGCGCCATCTACCAGACCGAGACGCGGCGGCGCAACCCCGACGGCAGCTACGCGCTCTCGCAGGCCACCGTCTTCGTGCCGGCGTAGGGGCTTGCGCGCATGTGCGTCGTATCGATGATCGGAGAGCACTACGGGGACAAGCTGCGCCGCGAGTGGCCGCAGGTCTTCCCGGTCCAGCCTAGTCCGGTGTTTCAGCAGTACGTAGCGCCGCCGACCGTTTCACGGCAGGAGTTCGACGAGCTGAAGCGCCAGGTCGATGAGATGGTCTCACTCCTGAAGCGTGCGAAGCTCTACGACGAGCAACACGGCGAACCGGAATGTGAGATTGAAGAGAAGATGGCGGTCCTGCGAACGGTCGCGCGGCTGGTTGGCGTCGACCTCGACACCGCACTGAAGGGAGAGACCAATGTCTGACCCGCTTGCCAGCACCAGTACCCTCGAAACCACCCCCGACCCGGTCCTCCAGGAGGCCGCCCAGGGGCTCGCCGACCAGCTCGACCAGACCAGCGGCGGCGCCCCGGAGACCGGCCCACCGCCCGCCGCAGAGCCCGCTGCGGCGCCCTCAGCCCCCGCCCCCCCGCGCCAGGCCATCCACTTCGGGGAGGGCGTCCGCAAGTTCCAGGGCGGCTACCGCGGCCGCCAGGAGCGGCTCCGCGAGGAGCTGCGCTGGCGCCGGCAGCACGAGGAGCGCTTCAACGAGGCGCGCGCCAAGGACAACGAGCTTCTCAGGACCGCCGTCGAGGCCCTGAAGAGCTACAAGACCGTTGTCCCCGACGAAACGATCCCGGATCCGGTCACCGAGTCCACCGCCTTTATGCAGTGGTGGAGTACCAAGCAGGAGGGCGCCATCAAGGAGGCCCTGAAGCCGGTCATGGAGGCCGCGCAGCGCCAAGAGGAGCGCTTCGCCCAGATCGAGCAGCAGCGGGCCACCCAGGCCGAGGAACAGGAACGGCAGCAGGCGATCATGCAGCAATACCTTCGCTGGGAGCACGACTATCAGGAGGCAATGCCGGACCTGGCGGTCGGCGCCAGAGACCGATACACCACGCTCCGGGGCGTCTTCGCCGATGCCCTCAAATTCGCCGGCGTCGACGAGCCCGATCTCCAGGAGGCCCTGGCGACGCGACACCTCGCGGCCGTGGCGCAGGGGGCCGACGCGGTGGGCGACAACGGCGTTGCTGCGATGGACAGCTTCGGCTACGGGCTCTACCGGGGCTTTTACGAGCTGGTGCGGCGGGACCTCGCCATGGACGGGATCAACATCCCGCCCTTCGAGGACGACGGCACGGCGCCCGCGGCCCCTCCAGCGCCTGCGGGCGCCACCGGGGGTTACTCGGCCCCCGCCAACGGTAACGGCGGCTCGCCTGCCCAGGCGGAGACGGCTCGACTTCAGGCCGTCCGGGCGCGAACCGCCACCACTGGCAACGCGGCGCCGCGGGTAGCCGATCGTGGCGTGGGAGCGGCCCCCAGCAAGGCGATCCAGCTCTACCGCGGCGGGGTCCGCGACCACAAGGCGCTCTACGCTGCCTGCCTGGAGGAGGCGAATGGCGTTGCCGCCACCGCCGACAAGCTGATGGGATCGCTCATCGAGGAGATGTCGAAGGGGTGACGCCGTGCCCAGCTACTTCTCGAAGAAGGACGAGCGCCAGTACGAGCACGTCAAGGCCAGCCTGAAGGGCGACCCGCGGGCCGAGGAGATCGCAGCGCGGGTGACCAACGCGGAGCGGCGGGCAGAGGGCCGAGCGAAGGTGCCGCCGCTCCGGGCGTACCGGAAGCGGCAGCGGTAGGACGGTTGGTACCCCGGGCGCGGCGGGGGATGGTCTCCCCCTCGGCAGGCGCCGCGCTCGGGGGTTTTTACCAGGTTTTAACCGGGTTTTAAGCGGGCGGCTTGTACTGGTCGGGATAATTCTTGCTCATGCACGCCTCGTACTGCGCCTCGCACTGATCCCAACACGCCCACCGTTCAGGTTGAACGATAATGAATCCGCAGACGGCCTGGCAACCGATCTCCTGAAGGCCGCAGATCGGAGGATAGCCGATGTCCTCCGTGTCGGCGGCGTGGAGCGGCGGCGCTACCGAGAACAGGATCGCGAACGATACCAACGCACACACGAACGATGCCTTCCTCATTCTTCTAGCTCCTTTCCGGTTTGGGTTTGACGACTAAGCCATCTTGGATCTCCCGCCTACCCAGGCCGGCTGCCCGCCGGTCCTCGCGCCGGATCGCCAGCATCAGCGGTAGGTAGGAGCTGCCCGGCACGGTCAGATCGTGGAACGTCGGGTCCGCCGTGGAGAGGTCGAAGAGGTCGCGCTCGTGAAGGATCATGGGGCTACTCCTCTGAGAAGGGCCAGGGGCACTCGACCGGGCGTCCCGAGGCGGCACCGGACAGAATGCACCAGCCGACGCAGGCTCGGCTCGGCTTCCCCTCGTTCCCGCCCAGGCTCTCGTGGCACATGAAGGGCACGCCCTCCATCGCGCATTTCAGGGCGTCCCCCACGGTGGCGAGGCTGCCGTTGGGGATCGTACCGCGGCGGAAGGCGCAGGTGCCGCACGGCTCGGCGTGAACGGGGAACCTCTCGCGTAGGCGAGCCAGTTCGATCTCCGTGAAGCGCGCCAGGTTCTCGCCCAGCTCCCGGCCCTCCGGGGTGGGGCGGTTGGGCACCTTCACGTTGACTCTCCCGGGGCACCCATGACCGCCTCAACCAGCGGCGAGATCGCTGCATAGGTCGGCTGCACGTCGGTCAGGACTTCCCCGTCAAGGATGAAAGTGCCGTTGCGCTCCTGCGGGTTCGTGTCCGTCGCCCAATTCCGGCCGATCTCGTGCAGCATGTCGTGCTGCTCGGGGAGCTTCTTCCCGTGCATCTGCTTCGGCGAGAAGTGCGCCTGCGCGAACATCAGAACGCTGTTCCGATGCCAGTCACGGGCTCGCCAGAGGAAGTAGTTGGCGACCTCCTCGCGCGGCAGGTTGAAGGCGCGAGCGTCGAAGGTGGCGCGGCCTACGCCGTATTGGTCGGCGTGGTGCAGGAGGAAGTGTCCCGTCATGCCGGCTGCCGCCAAGCTCACCACCTTCTGGAGGTCGTAGCCGAACCAGGGCTCCGTCTCCAGGCGGGCGAAGTCGGTCAGCAGGAAGCTCGCCTCATCGCTCTGGGTATAGGCCAGTCGACATCCGTCCATCTCTCTGGCAAGCGCGCTGGTGGCCGCGACCATGGAACCCGTGATGTGGGGATCATAAGGTCTCTGGCAGCCCCGGGTGAAGCTGTGGAAGGCCCGGCCGTCCACGCGCACGATGACCGGCACCCTGCGGGTCAGGTGGAGCGCCTGCGCCTGCTCGTAGCGCTTCATGCGGTCGGAGAGGGGAAGGGTCGTCATGCCCGCTCCGCCGCCCGCACCAGAAACTCCTCGATCCGGCGAGCCTCGCGAAGCAGGGCGGCCCGCATCGCCTCCAGGCCGCGCCGGTCTTCGCTCTCCTCGTCCGGGTGATCGGTGCCGTCCACGGGGCACCATTCAAGCGCGCTGTCTACCATCGCCTTGAGGCTGAACGACCGCTCGATATCTGGCCGGTCACGTCCCTCGACGGTGAAGATCAGGAGCGGCTCCTCCTGCCCCGCTGGAACGCTGAACCCCCAGAGCAGGAAATCGGGGTTGTCGGTGGTCAGCAGATCCCGGATGGCGCAGTAGATCTCCTCGTCCACGGCCTTGGTGACGATTGCCAGGATAGGCCCCGTGAGGGCGTCTTCATCGATCTGCCAGAAGCCCTCGCTCATCGCCGCTCCTCCTTCCGGTCCACGTGCCACCATTGCCACATGTCGCGAACGAGCTGCGTCAGCACGAAAAGCATCCCCGCGGCGAGGAGCACGGCGACTGCCGCGCACGGGATCGCAGTCCACGCCGGCGCGGGCGGTCCAGGCGGACACGAGCCATGGCTGGGCAGTGGCGAAAACGGCGGCAGGCCCGGCGGCGGGATCATCATCAGGAGCTGCCACCATGGTCGCCGTGCGTCCCGCTCCAGCGCCCTGATCCTGGACTCGCATTCGTCCAGCCGCCGCGTAACCTCGCGCTCGATGGCCTTGAGGTCGCCGAGCAGGGCGAGGGCGGTCCCGACGCAGGCGAGGTCGACGACCAAGATGGCCGCGAGAAGAAGCGTTTGAAGCTTCATGCCGGGCGCTGTTGGGTGTCGGGCTGCGGCGCCGTGCCCTTCCCGAGGGTGGCGTCCGCAGCGTTGTCGCACAGGAGCTTGATCCAGGTCGACAGGGCCAGGTTGCCGCGGGCTCGGTCCCATCGGGCGCGTCGCGTCGGGTTGAGACGGAGGATGAAGCGATCCTTGTCACTCATGCCGCCATAGTACGGCCAGCGCCATGCCCGTGTCCAGCCCCCGCACCCCGCTAGACACTCGTGCCAATATGGCGCGACACTATCCGCCAACACACCGGCACCGCGCGAGAGCCCGAGCGACCCGTCACCGCTCGACTTGAGCCTCATCTCTCGACCGCGCGGCAGACCGAGGGGCCGCGGGTTCCCCGCCCCGGCGCGCTGGCCTGAAAGGGTAACTTCCAGCACGGGATCAACCGGCGCAACGTGCGCCTGGAGGATTCCCCCTTGGCCGCAATTCCAGAAAATTCGGTCCTCGTGCAGCAGATGTGGGCTGCGAGGGTGACCAACTTCGCCGAAAACTTGTGCCTCGCGCCCAAGCTCTACGGCAAGAGCGACGAGAGCGTGATCGTCACCGAGGACAGGCAGGAGGTCGGCAACAACGACGGCCGGGCCTCGAAGGTGACGTTCTACTACGGCGACCGCTTCCGCGGTCAGCAGCTCGCCCCCAAGCCCCTGGGCGGCACCGGCTTCGGTCAGGAGACCGGTCAGCGCCCGGTCTACGAGCAGGACATGAACATGCAGGCGCAGGAGCTGTCGTCCTGCTTCTTCGAGAACCTCGTCGCGGGCCAGACCTACACCAATGTGCCGCTGGAGCGCAAGGAGCTCCAGAACTGCGGCGCAGAGGCGGCGGAGTTGATCTGCCGCAGCGAGTACTACCACCTGGCCGGCATCACGGCCTACAACTCGTCCGGCTCGCTCTGGCCGGTCTCGCCGTTTGGCAACGACGTGACCGAGATGGACACCAAACACAGGTTCTGGACGGGGGGTCAAACCTCCGACAGCGGCGTGGCGGGAACGACATCGGCGATCCTCACGGTCGAGTACGTCGAGACCGTCATCACCGCCCTCCAGAATCGGGCCTCCGGCGTCCTCTCGCCGCTCGTCCCCGCCAAGACCCCCTGGGGCACCTGGTTCGTCGCGATCTGCGACAGCGAGGGGATGGAGCAGCTCACCCGGCACTCGACCACCAACCGCATCATGAGCCTGACGCTGGCGGAAATCCAGGGCGGCAACGCTCCGGACAAGGTCGCGAGCTTCATGCAGGCAAACAGCGGCTTCCAGGGTACGCGGCGGGTGTTGTATTTGGTGGATGACTACACGCCCTTCGGTCAGTCCGGCTCGACCCCGGGCGCCACGACCGCCGGCACCCAGATCGGCAACGTTCGCCGCCTGATGCTGCTCGGTCAGATGGCGATGCACCACAAGTGGGGGCAAGGCTTTGACGCCGAGTCGGCGCACATCAAGGCCAGCTTCCACGAGGAGTACCTCCGCACCGGCTGGAAGTTCTTCACCCACGCCGGCGCCGTCGCCACCATCGCCGGTCCCGCCGGGAACCTTCAGCGGTTCGGCTCGGCCACCATCAGCTACTACGTGACCGCGGCGACGCCGAGCGTGTAAGGGAGACGAGCCATGGCAACGACCTACAGCACTCGCTTCTACAACTCGGACGGCTCGATCAAGGCCGGCGTCGTACCCTTCGGAGCCACGGGGCACCCCAGCTTCGAGGAGTTCAACGAGACCATCGCGACGACCGTCACGGATGGGCTCGACGAGCACTACCTCATGCCGCTGCCCTTCACCGGCAACCGGCGCCTGCTCGGTCTCTGGATCACGGCAGGCGACATGGACACCGGCACTCCAGCGCTCGACGCTGACATCGTCTATCGCTACACCCTGAACGCTGTCGTGCAGACCGACGTAGTGGTCTACGACAGCTCGGTGGCGGGCTTGTTCTCCGCCGCCATCGCGATGAAGTGGCACCCCAAGCGGCTCACTCTGCCGGCCGCCGACGATGCCAGGGGGCACCTCATCTTCAAGGTGGGCGTCGCGGCGGCTACTCCGGCCGCGGCCAACCTGACCGTGATGCCGTTCTGGGTCTGAGGCTGGATGCCCGACGATTTCGCGGCCCTGCTCGATTCTCCCGATGGCCTGGTGGCGGGGGTGCTCAACTCGCACCCCTCCACCCGGTCCCTTCTTGCGGCCGCAGTCGTTCGCCAGCTCAGCAACCTCGCCCCCGAGATCATCCCTTTCATGGAGAAGTCGGGGAGCTTCCTGACCGTCCTCGACAAGGCCAGCTACGAGCACGGCGACGCTGGCTTCCCCAAGGGGCTGCTCCGTTTCGAGCGGCTCTACTACGACCTCGGCACGACCATTCGTCCGATCGATCCAGTCGACCCCGACACCGTCCGCGCCTACCAGGAGCGGCCCTCCCAGGCGTACCCGATCCGCGCCTGCTGGTACGAGGAGCGGCTCCAGTTCGGGCCAGCCCCGGCCGGTGCCTACACCGTCAAGTGGGACGTGATCCTCGACGCCACGAAGGACGCGGGCTCCGGCACGACCATCACTGTCAGCGACGGCGCCGCAACCAACCCCTGGTTCACCACGGGCAAGGTCGCCCTCCGCCATCTCGTCTGGGCCGACTACTTCATGACCTCGCCCGACCAGCGGCCGGAGATGGCGGACGCTCACGGCAACTCGGCACAGATCGCTCTTGAGCGCCTACGAGAGGCGGGCAAGAAGCGCCAGGCCATGAACGCCGTGGTCTGCACCCCCAACGCCTTCGACAACTACCGCGCCTCGCCCTCGGCGCGCCTCCAGACGATCTTTCCTGGCGCCCGGTAAGGAGATTCCATGGCTGTCGTCACAATCGCCCCGAAGGCCCCGGTCGAGCTGGTGCGGCAAGTCCTGCCGCTGCCGAAGAAGGTCGACAACTTCGCCATGGCGGGCGTGGCGAAGACCGTGACGGTTCCAGCCAAGACGCTGTTCGCTCTCATCAAGGTGACGGCGGACATGAACATCAACTCGAACGCCACGGCGACCGATCCTGCGGCCGACACGATGGACGGCTCGAACGACGGCTCGGCCTCCTGGGTGATCCAGGCGTCGGACGGGCCGCAGTTGTTCAACGTGGGCGGCGTCGCCACCTTTTCGGTGTTCGGAACCGGCAAGTTCCGCGTGTCCTGGTACGGTGACCAGGGTGTCCTCTGACGCCATGGCTGAGATCTCGACGTTCACGAAGTTCAAGGATTGGCTGACGCTTGCCGCCATCGCGGCGACTCTCAGCCTCTTGGGCGTCCTGCGCATGGGCGATGTCCACCGGATCGACCTCTTGGAGGTGACGGTGCAGGATAAGTCCGAGCGGCTCAACAACCAGGCGGCACGGATCGCAGCGATCGAGGCGATCCAGAACTCGCAGCGCGACGAGACCTTCCGCCGGCTCGACCGCATTGAACGGAAGCTGGACGAGCTGGTGAAGTAAAGGGGGCGGATGGCGAACGAGATCACTTACCGCGGGCGCTTGTCGTATGAGAAAGACGACGCCGACTCGTTCGACCTCGGCGACCTGACCGCCAACATGACCGGCACGAAAGCCCAGCGTGGCCGGCAGACCTGCGGAACCACAGAGGAGCCGCTCGTGCTGGGCGAGGTCCCGGCGGGCTCGGCCTGGTTCATCTGCCGCAACCGGGACATCACCAACAAGCTCCTGGTGGCGCCGGCGGCCGGGGCGGCCTACCTGATCGAGGTGCAGCCCGGGGAGACCGCGGGTCCCTTCCGTTTCCTCTCGACCGTTACGCAGCCCGTTGTCAAGGCGAGCGCCGCGACGGTGGACTTCACGTTTCTATTGGTGAGCGCTTAGAAAAGGAGGCTGTCGTTGCGTCCACTCTTCGCCGTTGTCACCTTTCTCGGTCTCTTCCCCGCCGTGCTCGGCGCCGCGACGGTTACGGTCGCCGGGAAGCTCGTGGATCGGCAATGCTCGGTCGAGGACACCCTCCAGCGCCAGCCCTCGACGGAGAAGTACTGCACGCTGACCTACGAGGAGACGCGCGTCGTCTTCGGGGTGACCTACACGAAGCGCTTCACCGTCTACTGCCCCAACAAGACCATCGACGGCCTCTTCCGGGGCGCCTACGAGGTGTGCTCGGACCCGGCGGCCCTCCAGATCCGGCACCCCACCCTGACCTACACCGTCGTCGGCGAGCTGCGCACCGAGGCCGAGCGGGCAGACGGCCGCGGCGACATCCTGGGGAACAGCTTCTCCTACTGATGCCTCCGGTTTGGATCGGATTCGATGGATGGAGCCCCGGGGGCGGCTACTTCGGCGAGGGCTGGGCGGTCGCCTCGAACCTCTACCCCGGCTTCGGATCTGTGGGGCGTCCGTGGCGAAAATTCACGGAGGTCGGATCCGGGGTCGCCGACGGGCCCATGCTGGGCTCCTACTCGCACCTCTGGGCCTCGGGGCTGGCGTCGTCCTCGTACACGCCCGATGCGCAGACCCTCTTCACCGGGTCGAAGACGAAGCTCTACAGCGTCGATCCGGCGACGGGGGCCTTCACGAACCTATCCCGGGGCGGCGGCTACTCGGCGGCGGGCTCGCCGGCTGGCTGGCGCTACGCGAGTGTCGGGAACGACGTCTTCGCGGTCAACTGGCTCGACGCTGCCCAGCGCCGCACCAACAACACTGGCGCGTTCGCCGACGCCTTCACGTCGACCTTCAAGCCCATCCCCCGCTTCATCGCGCCGATCCGCGAGCACCTCGTGGCGGCCAACCTGACGAACGCTGGGCGCTTTCAGGACGAGGTCGTCTGGAGCGACGCCGATAATGCCTTGAACTTCGACCCGCCGACGGCGACCTCGACCTCGATCGCCGGGTCCAAGCGGCTGACCTCGATCCCGGGTCAAATCACCGGCCTTCTCGGGGGGCAGTACGGGCTGGCCTTCAAGCGCGGCGGGATCTTCTATCTCGAATACACCGGGACGACGCAGGTTCTGCGGCCCGACATTCTCTCCGACTCGATCGGCTGCGCCTTCCCGGCCTCGATCATCCGCACCCGCTACGGGGTCTTCTTCTTGGGGCCGGACGGTTTCTACCAGATCTCCGGGCTCTCGGCGCCGGTCAAGATCTCGCCGCCGGGCGTTGACAACTTCCTGCTCGCGACCAATTTCACGATCGAGCCGCGCGGCGTCGAGCCCTGGGAGGAGGACACCCAGGCCGAGGCGTTCTGCTTCGCTGGCCTGCCCTTGATCGGCTGGGGCACGCGCGACGACGCTGTCGGGATCGGCTCCGAGCACGTCCTCCTCTACGACCCGGTCTCCCAGCGGTGGGGCCATGGCGACGCGCAGCCGCAGTTCCTGGGCGCCTTCCTCAGCCGCAAGGGCGGCGGCGACCTCTACGACTCGGTCTCCGCCTTCACGTGGAACGAGCCGACTACAAGATATGCCCGGTATTCCTACGGCTCGAACGTCAGCGACTACCAGGAGATCATCCTGGAGCTGCGCTTTCGTTCCGCAAACTTCGAGCAGGTAGGGACTCAGGCGCAGTCGATCATCCGCGGCGTTCTCCCGATTTTCAGCAAGGAAGCCCCCTTCAGCAGCTCCCCAGCGCAGCCCTCGGTCAACCTGGAAGCAGCCCTCGACCCCTTTCAGACCGGCTTTGCGACAGAAGGGCCGCGCACCTACTCGCAGCGGGACACGGTCGGCGGCTGGTATCCGTTCCAGCTCGCCGGCCGCTTCTTCCGGCTCCGCATCTTCCTATCGCCCGCCCTGCTCGAGAACTTCCTCGGCGTCTGGCTTGACGAGGACGTGCTGCGGTGAAGCCGATCAGCCTGTCGCTCCCAGCCCAGGACGTGAAGACCGCCGACTCGATTCGCTCGGAGAAAGAGCGGGTGCTCCACCGGGTCATTGACGAGGGGTACTTCAACGTCGAGTTTGCGGCCGGGGCTTGCGCCTACTTCGGCGCCGTGACTGAGGTTGACGTCAACAACGCGCTGGTGATGCGCTTCCCCAACGGCGCCACGACCTTTGCCCGCCGCGTGGTTGCAGGCCGCGCGCTCTGGCCCCGGACCCGTCTACGGTTCAATGTCTGGTACACGTCCCCGGTCGGGAGCACGGCGACGTTCTCGTTCCAGGGGGTCATGTGGACGCACGATGCCGGCGGTGCCATAGCGGGTGCGGGACTCTCGGTCGCCTGGACCGCCCCGGGGCCCGCCGTGGCCGGCACCCCCATGAAGACCTCGGCCGTTCTGACCAGCTCGCCGGTCCTTTCGAGTCCTCGCGAGGTGGTGCGGCTCGCCCTGGGGCGCACCGACCCCGACACCAACGCCAATGACCTGGACGTGCTCCTGGCGGTGGCAGCGTTCGAGGAGGTTGCGTAAAGTGGACGCCCTGCTTGATCCCGATCGCGAGCACGCGACCCTCGATGCCCTGGAGGCGGCGATCGTTGATGGGCTTCCGGTCGTACACATGCCCGTGGTGCACCGCTTCGTGCCGCAGCTCTACCTCCGGGAGATCTTCATGCCCGCTGGCACCGTGCTGACCTCGCGGGTTCACCTGACGGAGCATCCTTTCGTCGTGCTCTCGGGGGTCGCGCTGGTGCGCATCCCCGGTCAGGAACCCATCCGCCTGGCGGCGGGGCACGTCGGGATCACCCGGGCAGGTACGCGGCGAGCTCTCTACATCGAAGAGGACTGCCGGTGGTTGACGTGCCACCCGCTGTCCTCGGAAGAGGAGGCGGGTCGCGTCGCTGGTCTGGGCGAGGCCGAGCTACTCGCCCTGATCGAAGCGCGGATCATTGGGAAGCGCGAGAGGGGAGACGGGCGGGACATGCTCAGCGAGTACAAGCGGCGACTGGAAGCGGCGGGCCTACCGGGCGTGCACGACGGAGCCGCCGCAGCCCCCCCGATCCTGGCGGGCTCCCGTAAGGGGTCCGAGCGGGCGTCTCTTCCGGAGCGGCAAGAGGAGTCTACCTCATGAGCTGGGGCATGGTCGCGGGCGCGGTCATCGGCGGCGTGGTCTCCTACGCCGGCCAGAAGAGCAGCAACAAGGCCAACGCCAAGCTCGCCAAGGGCGCAGGGGACGTGAACACCACGACGACCCGGACGCCGGCCCCGGGGATGGACCCCTACCTCGACGCTGGCCGCCAGGCAGCCTACGACACCCTCTTCGGCACCTCGACGGCGCCAGCGGCGGTGCGGGGTGACCCCAACGCTCCGACGAAGCCGGTTGCGAAGCCGGGTGTCGGCCGCTTCAACAAGGCCGGGGTGTGGGTGCCAGCCGCGGCGGGGAGCACGGCCTCCGCCGGTGCGCCCGCGACGACTGCGACCGGTGCGCCCGCCCCCTTCAAGGGCCAGAGCCCGGAGACCGCCGACATCATCGGCCGCCTGAGCAAGCTCGACCAGAACAACGCGGGGCTCTACGGCGCTGGCGAGAAGTACGTGACCTCGTCCCTCGCCGGCGACGCGACGAACCCTTTGATCGGCCGCGCCGAGACCGCCTCCAACGCCATCGCCGAGGACCCGCGGCTCGCGGCCTACCAGGACGCGCTGATGGCGGATCTCGGGATCGGGGGCCCTGCGGGCGGCGGGCGGGCGGGCGGTCTGACCGGCGCGGCGGCGGCGCTGGCGGCGCCCCGTACCGTCATCCAGGGCGGGCACGACCCGTCGTCCTCCGCCAGCCGCACGGGCGTCGATGTGGCCCTGCGCAAGCTGATCGCCGGCGAGGCCCCCCAGGGCTGGACCGCCGCCGAGGATGCCATCTCGCGGAAGGTCAACGAGGGTCGGGCCGCCAACATCCGCGAGCTGCGAGCGCGCTCCGTGGGCTCCGGCTTCTACGGCGGGGACCTCTACAAGCAACTGGAGGAGGGCGCCATCGCCCAGGGTGACCAGGAGCTGGCGGACTCCCTGGGCGCGGCCCGCTACAAGGCATTCAGCGATGCCCTGGGGCTTGGGACGCAGTACGATCTCGGCATGGCGAATATCGCGGCCGGGGACCGGGCGTCCAGCGCATCGGCGGGGGCGGCGGCGGCCGAGCTTGCGAGCCGCGAGAAGCTCGCCAAGTACGGCTACCTGGGCGACATGCTGGGGCTCGGCGAGCAGGGCCGCTTCGGCAAGGCGTCGACGCTCGGCGACCTCGCCGGGCTGGTGTCCGGGGATCAGCGATCGGCCCTGGGTGGCGTTACGGACATCGGCGCCGCTCGCCGGGGTGATCTCGGGGCGGCCGGACAGCTCGCTCTCGGATCGGACGAGGCGCGCAATTCCTATCTCGCGGCGAGGGGGTCGGAGTCCGTCGGGCGCGGCAACATTGGCCTGGGGCGGGCTGAGTTGGCTTTCGACCGAGAGAAGTTCTACGACCCCTTCGCCCGTCTTTCGTCCTACACGTCGATCCTGGGCAACCTGTACGGCCCCTATGGCTCCGAGACGACCCAGGGGCGGGACACGCGCTCAAGCTCGCCGCCGGCTTACGCCAGCCCAGCGGGCGCGGCGCTCACCGGGGCCGCCATCGGCGGCCAGATGGCCGGTGCCTACCAGAGCCGCAGCCGCCCGGTCTACTCCGGGCAGACTTCCGGGCCCGTCAACTGGAACGCCAGCTACGTGGGCGGATAGCGTGCGCCTACCGGTACTCATCCTCTTTGGCGGCGACCCCCGGGGTGTACTGCCCAGGCTTGACGGTCCAGAGCGTGCCGTCCTCGATTTCGCGGGCCAGTCTCCGCTCGGCGGTGTGAGTATCGTAAGGTTCCGTGTCGCCCAAGGCCTTCGCTATATCCCGCAGCTTCTTTGCCACGTCGAGCGCGGTGCGGGTCGCCTGCCCGCCGTCGAGAGCCTCCGCCACCTCCGGGCCGAAGACCGCCTCGGCAGTGGCCCGATCCTCGGCGGCATCCGCGGCGCGCCACGCCCGCGAGCGGTCGACCATGTCGGCGAAGAGGTCGGCGACCACTTGGTCGGCAGGGCTGTCCAGTGCCGCGAGAAGCGCGTCCGCGATGGTCAGCAGCCGGTCCATCGCGCCCGGGAAGCCGGGCCGGATCGGCTGCTCGCTCACCCAGGTCCGAAGCTCGCGCTGCGCGGTGTTGATGGCGCGCCGCAGCCGGTAGACCTCGCTCGCCTCGGAAGCCGCGCGCCATTTCTCCCACATTTCGGGAGCGCCGGGATCGCGGTTCAGGATCTTCTCGGCCATCTCGGCGAGCGGCCGTTCTTCGGGGTCGCGGGCGACGACCCGGACCTTCTCGTCCCCGAACTGCTCCCGGAACCAATCCCAGCAGAGACGGGCGGCCATGCCACCGTTGATCCGATCTTCTTCGGGAAGATGCCCGTCCAGCGTGGCAAGCAGCCCCTCCGGCACCTCCTCGCTGGCGAGCAGGGCGTCGAGGCGGGTGGCCCGCCTCCGGAGCCGCTCCAGCTCGCGGTCGAAGGGGTCCCGCTCGGGATCGTCAAGGTCCTCCGCTTCGAGCGGTCGACCATCGAGGACGCTCGCCGCGAGGGTATTGGCTATCCGCTCGTCTTCTTCTGGCGTCGGCCGGTAACGGCTCAGGATGGCAGCGACGACATCCGCCAGCGGCTGGTCGGCGGGGTCGCGCGCGGTCACCGCGAAGACGCTCTCGGCCCCCTCGACGACGGCCGGGGGCGGTCCCTGGCAGGGGATCTTCTCGCCGTCGGCGGGGCGAGCAACCGGCTCGTCGTGTTCAAGCCCTTCGCCACACTGCGGGCATTCGAGTCCCCTGTAGGTGTGGCAGGGGTGAGTGCACGGACCGGGCGGCTTGCCGTAGCGCTCCGGGAAGAGGGCGTCAACGCCGTCGGGAGTGAGGGGCTCGCCCTTGAAGGTCGCCACGTCGGCCCCGGGGCGGCTCAACCGCGGCTGGAAGTCGAGGTAGGCCCGCATCGCTGCGCTTACCCGGCCCTGTTCCTCGCGCAGGCGATCCATGGGAACGGCGGGGGAGTACCGGGTGGGCTCCGGGGCGAGCAGCCGCTTCACGTCGGCGCTGTGGTACTCGGCCGCCTCGCGCCAGGAGCGCTCGCTCTCGCGCAGGCGCCGGCTCTCCTCCTCCAGATCGCGAATCGTGCGGCCAGCTTCAGCGAACCGCGAGCTGTCCTCCTTCTGCTGTGCGATGAGCGCCAGCAGTTCGCGGTTCCTGGATTCCAGGTTGCGGTTCTCCCCTTCCAGTCGTTCCTTGGCCCCTCGCGCGTCGTCTCGCTCCTCCTCCAGCTCATCGATACGGGCCGCCGCCGGCCGCGCCAGGTGCTTCTCGACCACGTCGGCGAGGTGGAGATCGTCGGGCCAGTCGTTGTCGCCCAGCTCAGCGCATTCGATGCGGAGCTGCTTGCGGGTGGCGTTCTCGTGGGCTTCCAGTTCGGCGACGCGGGCCTTCAGCGCGCGCACGTTCTCGGTGAGCTTGGTGTGGGCGAGTCCCGCCTCTTGGAGGGCAGCCAGGAGTTCCGCCCCAAGGTCGCGCTCGCCAAGTGCTCCGTCCTTCCATTGCTCGCGCTCGCGCTCCAGGGCCTTGATCCTCTCCGCTGCCGCGCGGTTGCCCTCCTGGAGCGCGTGCCACGCCGCCAGGGCCGCCTTCACCGCCTCCGTGGCCTTCGGCCCGAGGTGGCCGGGGCAGGGCTCCGTGCAGGGCTTCAGGCTCTCCCCGGCGAGGACTGCCAGGGCGGCGGAAAGCTCGCCGATGATTTCCTGACCCTCTGCGGTGGCGACGTCCTCGGCTTCAAGGTCTTCGACGCGCCGGGCGAGGTGCAAGATCTCCGCGGCGGTCGCTTCCAGGGCAAGGCTCCGGGCCGGTCGGGGCGCGGAAGTGGTGCCGAACCCCTCGAAGAGACGCGGCTTCCCAAGGACGGCCTCGGCGTAGAAATCGGTGCCGTCGTAGGTCCAATCGTGCCGGTCCATCTACCCCTCCCCTCTCGCCAGGATACCGACCACGCGCAGGACGTAGTGGTCTTCGGTCCCGGCGCTGTCCAACAGGTCTCGGGGTACCGTAACTCGCGCCCCGTCCGCGGCGGGCGTAATCGCGGGATGATCCATGTCTCCTCCGTAAACACCCTCCCGGTCCTCGGCAGCCACGGGACCCGGAAGGAGGCGTGGCCTTGCGCGAGGAGCCGGGAGGATGAGCCTGTTTCGTCGTTGGACTTCCGGGTCCCGACGCGAGAAGTCTACCACAGGAGGGCTGCCTGATGGCCTGGGGGCTCGGAGGCTTCGGTGCCTCCTACCGCGCCCCTGCGCCGCGCCGGCTGTCGCAGCTCACCCTGGAGGACCTGGTAGGCGCTCTCGGCGAGCCCGCAGCGGCTCCCGCCCCCCGCCCCGCCCCGGTGACGAACCTCCGCGACCTTCAGGGGCCGGATCGGCGCCAGGCGCAGCAGGAATCGCTCTGGGCGGGCCTCGCGGCTCTCGGCGCCAACCTCTCCGGGGATCGCCGAGGGGCCGTGGCCGGGATCGGCGACATCCAGGCGGCGCAGGACCGTGCCCTCGCCGGCGCCAATGCACGGCAGGAAGCGCAGTGGCAGGCGGAGAACGAACAGCGGGCGGCAGCGTCGGCCGAGGCGAAGCACCAGCAGGAGGCGTCGGCTCTCTACGGCATGTACCAGCGGGTGACCGAGGGGGAAGCCCCGGACAGCCCCTTTGCTCAGCGGGCCGAGACCGCCGCTCGCGCGGGCTCGATGGCAGAGCTGACGAAGCTCGACGCCGAGCGGCCGATGCGCGACGCCGCCAGGGCCAAGGGCTACAACCCGGACGCATTCGCGGTCGGGGAGCGGATCCGGGCCGAGCTGGAGGCCGAGACCAAGCGGCTGAACGATCAGAAGGCTTGGGACGAGGGCGAGAAGGCCCGCCTGGAGGAGAAAGCGCGCATCGACGCCGAGGCCGAGACAGCGAAGCGCGTCGCCCAGCGCGACAAGGGCGTCCTCTGGGAGCCGCCGCAGTACGAGCCGCTCGATCGCATTGCGGCCCGCACAGAGCTGGTGGAGTCGATCCGCGACAAGCACGAGTCCACGCGCGCCGGCGGCGTCGCTGGAAAGATCGGCAAAGTGGGCGAAACCTGGGGCTGGCTCGCGCCGCCCGACAAGGAACACCCGCACGGCAGCTTCGCCCCCCTGGACGGTCAGCCGCAGAGCGTCGGCGAGTACACCTACTTCACGATCGACGGGCAGCGCTACGTGCAGGACAAGAACCGGCCGCAGCTCGGCGCCTTCCCGGTCGAGCTCCACGAGGAGGGGCATCTGCCGGCTCCGGGCGCTCCAGCGCCGTCGACAAAGAAGGCGGCCCCGCCTCCAGCGCCGTCATCTGCGGGCCTCGCCGCTGCCGCGATGGGCTTCCCTGCTGGCAGTTACGCGCCGTCGACGCCCAAGAAGGCGGCGGAGCCCAAGTCGCCGGCTGCGAAGGCTGCCCCTCAGCGCCCAACGCCAACGGCGGCGCCATCAACCCGGAGCGCTGCGCCCGGGAAGCTCGACCCATTGGAGATCCACGATGTCGGGCAGATGCTGCGGGACTTGTCCGACCCGAAGCAGCGCGCCAAGTTTGGCGTCCCTGGCGAGAGCGCCGAAGAGGCCGCTCGGACGGTCCTGGTGCGCGCCGGCGGCAAGTCCCCGGACGAGGCCGATGCGCTGCTGCGGGCCGCCAAGGGGGCGGGCAAGCCCTTGCGCCTTGATGATGAGTATGGGCGCCGCCTTGATTTCATGCGCGACGGCGTCGTCTCGCTGGCGGAAAAAGGTCAGCTCGAGGGCTCGCACTTCGAGACCGCAGTCAATGCCGCGCGGAATGCGCCACCTGGGTACCGCTCCCCCGACCTTGAGCCGCCGCTGGACAGCCGCGCCCGACAGCAACTGGAGGCGATCGAGGCCAAGTTCGGACCCCTCGAGGGCGACCTGCTCAACTGGACGCTCGGGCAACTCCGAAACGGCGCGCCGCTCGGCAAGATCGTGCTCGGAATTCGCCAGCGCGATAGCTGGAGGCCGGTGCCCCCGTGAGCTGGACGGATCGCTACCTCGGGAGCTCCGCCGCCGAACCGACGCCCGGCTGGCAGTCCCGGTATGGCGTCTCCGCCGCGAGCGACGAAGAGGCGCGCTTCCGGGCCTGGTACGCAGAGCGCGCGAAGCGCCTGAACCTGGACCCGAACCCGGACGATCCGCGCCATCACTACGACTACCGCGCCGCCTTCCGCGCTGGTGCCGAGCCGGACCCCGCGACAGGCCACTGGCCGAGCACTTTCAAGGCGGACGACCATCCGAACCGCTACGTGGGGATCCTCGACACGAAGACCGGCCAGCCGAAGCCTATTCCCGGCGCCGAGCCTGGGCTGGGGGCGGAGCCTGAGGAGGGCCCCCTCGACCGCGCCGCCGCCCTCGGCAACCGCTTCGTCACTGGAGCCGCCGACTGGATCGTCTCCATTCCAGAGGTCGGCGCCAAGGCTTACAACGCCTGGCAGGATCTCATCAACCCTGGGCTCGGACCTGGAGGCGAGAGTCCGTCCCGGGTGCCGACGGAGTATCCGACGATCGGCAAGCCGGGCGGCTTCTTCGACCTCAAGGCGGGGCGGGAGGACATTCGGCGCCAAGCCGATGCGGCGACCGAGCGGCTCCGCGCCTCACGTGGCGCCCCCGAGACGGTTGCCGCCGCCGACACGATCGCCCTCGGGCTCGGGGCCTTCCTTCCCCTCGGCGAGGGTGCCGCAGCGGCCCACCGCGTGGGTGCCAAATTGGCAGACGCGGTCGTCGAGCCTCTCGCCGCTCCCGCCGTCAAGGTCGCCGAGCGCCGGGCCAACCCCGAAATGCGCGCCAGCGTGGACGCGGCCCTGGCACGCCTCCACGAAGCCAAGCCCTCCCCGGCGGAGCTTGCCGACATCCAGGCGCAGGCGGTCGAGGCTGGCGACCGCGCTACGGAGGTCGCGACCGAGCGCTACGCCCACGACCTCGGGTCCGGCCACTTCGCGCCGCCAGCGGGGCGTCCCTCGCTGGACGAAATCCTGGGGGAAGGGGGCGGACAGCCTGAAGGCCCCGCCTTGCCACGCCAGGCGGCCCCTGCGCGGGCTTCGGAGCCAGCGCCACCTCCACCACCTCCTGCGGAGATCGGGGCGCCTGGGGGCGCACAGCGCGATTTCCCGCCCGTTCCTCGCCGCGCGGTTACCGAGCGCGGCACCGCCATCGATTTCGACTACGAGGTGCGCGACGCCTCCGACCTCGTGACCTCCCACGACGTGGCGATGCGCCCGCGGCCTGACTATCCTGCCGAGCTTCAGCCGCGGGACCGCTCCCGGGTGGCGTCCGAAGCCCAGGTGGACCGGATCGAACGGCAGTTGAACCCTGAGCTGCTGGGGAAGAGCCCTCACGCGAGTACCGGGGCTCCGATCGTCGGCCCGGACGGGATCGTGGAGTCGGGCAATGCCCGGTCAATCGCTCTCCAGCGCGCCTACCGCCGGGGCGGCGAGAGCGCCGACCGGTACCGGGGCTGGCTGGAGGCGAACGCGCCGCGCTTCGGGGTCGACCCGGTCGAGGTAGCTGCCCGCCGAGAGCCGGTGCTGGTCAGGGTGCGGCGGACGCCCGTTGACCGCGCCGCCTTCGCCGCGGAGGCCAACGAGGCGCCACTGGCCCGGATGAGCGCGACCGAGCAGGCTGCGGCGGACGCCCAACGCATCACGCCCGCGATGCTCGACTCCCTGCGCATCCCCGAGAGTGGCGAGGTCAACTTCCAGGCGAATCGCGACTTCGTGCGCGCCTTCACCCAGCAGGTCCCGACGACCGAGGTGGGGGCGATGTACGACGCCAGGGGGCTCCTCTCGGCCGAGGGCCACCGCCGGCTTCAGAACGCGGTGCTCGCGCGAGCCTACGGCGACGCCGACGCGGTCGCCCAGCTCGTCGAGCACGCCGACTCGAACGTCCGCGGCGTCGGCAACGCCCTATTCCGCGAGGCTCCCCGCTTCGCCCGCCTGCGGGAAGACGTGGCGGCCGGCCGGCTTCACCCGCTCGACATCTCCGACGACATCGGCGCCGCCCTGCGCAAGCTTTCGGCCCTGCGGCAGGAGGGGACCAAGGTCCCCGACTACCTCGCCCAGGGCGGGCTCTTCGGCTCCGAACTGACCCCCGAGTCCCGGGCGCTCCTCGCGATCTTCGACGCCAACGGTCGCAGCAGCGCGCGGGTGGCGGGAATCCTCGACCGCTACGCGAGCCTCGCCGAGGGCGTGGGCCACCCCGAGCAGGCCGGCCTCTTCGGGGGGCGAGCCGCACCGTCCAAGCTCGACCTCCTGCGCGAGGCGCTCGCCGAGGATCCCGGCCAAGCCAGCCTCTTCGCCCTCGCGGAGCCCCCGCCGGCCTCTTCCGCTGTCGAGGCGGAGCTGGGCCAGGCTCCGTCCCCTGCCCCGCGGCCCATCGTCCGCGAGGGCCTCTTCCTGGGTCAGGAGGAGCCGCTCGCGCCGACCATCCAGCGCCCGGAGCCGGCCCTCGGCCCGCGCCGCCTTCCGGAGCCGCCTACAGAGAGCGAGCCGCTCCCTGGGATGGAGCCGCCTCCTCCGGGCCTCACGACCGGCACCAAGCACGCCGTCACGCGGGCCGAGAGGCTCGCGGAGGGGCTCCCCGAGATCGAGAACCTTGCCAAGAAGGACAGCGCGACCTGGGCTGAGGCGAAGACCATCTTCGAGCAGGACCCGGAGGCGCCGCGGACGCTCGCCCAGCACCTGACCGCGAAGCCGCGCCCGATCTCCGACGTGGAAAACGACCTCCTCCTCCACGACCGGATGCAGATGACGCTCGACCACAAGGGGGCTCTCGCCGCCGAGGAGGCGGCGCTCCAGAGCGGTGACCAGGAGGCCCTGGCGCTTGCCCGGATCCGTCGGCAGTCGATCGAGCAGGCGAAGGACTTGAACGATCGCGCGCTGGACCTTGGCGGCTCCGAGTCGGGCCGCGCGCTGCGTGCTCGTCAAAAGCTCATCGCTGAGGATTACTCGCCGCTGCACCTGACGCAGCGCTACCGGGTGGCGAACGAAGGAGTCGAGGCGCCCGAGCCCATCCGCCAGAAGCTGACCGAGATCTCGGCGCAGCTGGAGCTGGCTCAGGCTCGCGCGACCGCCGCCGAAGAGCGCGCCCAGGAGCTGGAGGCGCTGCGGGTGATCCGGTCGGAGCAGGGCGCCGCGGCCAAGGCCGGTCGGAGCGGCAAGCGCGCGGCCTCCAGGCAGGATCTCGACGCGGAATATTCGACCCTCTCCCAAGCCTTCGCGAAGCGAGCCGCAACGCCGCGGGCCGGTCTCGACCCTGAGTTGGCCGGCTTGATCGCCAAGATGGCGAAGAACCGAGTGCAGGCCGGGACGACCAGCGTGGCCGACCTCGTGGACGGGATCTATCAGGAGACGAAGCCCTACTTGGCCGATCTGGAGCCCCGGGACATCCGCGATGTCATCGCTGGCGCCGGCCCCAAAGCGCAGAAGGCCGCGCAGAGCGAGGCGGTCAAGGAGTATGCGCGCCTCCGGTCGCAAGCGAAGCTGCTCAACAAGCTCGACGACATTTACGCGGGCGAGGGCCTCTCGGCCGCGGCGCCCCATGCTGCACCATCCCCCGAGGTGGCGGCGTTGCGGACGAAGCTCCAGCAGGTGACCGAAGATCTCCGGCTGAAGCCGGCCGCCACGGATCAGCAGCGGCTCGCCCGCGTCAAGGCCGCGCTGGAGACGCGCCTGCAACGGGCCGAGCGCGGCGTCCTCCCGAGCCGCCGGCCGCGCGTCACGTCGCCCGAAACAGAGGCCCTGCGGGCCAAGCTAGAGAAGACCCTTGAGGAGCAGGGCGTCCTCGTGAGCCGGGAGTCGCGCGTCCGGGCCGCCCTCGCCAACGCCAAGGAGCGGCTCCAGGCACCGAACCTGGACCCGGATACGCGAAAGCTCTTGGAGGGCGAGGTGGCGCGCTGGGAAGTCGATCTGGTAAACCCTGGCTCGGGGCGCGGTCCGATGCTGGAGCCCGAGCGCCTCGGCGGGGCCAAGAAGCGAGTAGCCACCCGCATCGCGGAATTGCAGCAGCAGATCGCCACCGGAGAGTTCATCCCCAAGGGTCGCGCCCCTGTTGCCGCCGACGCCGAGTTACTCGCAGCCCGAGGCCAAGTCCGCGGCCTCCAGCGCCAAGCGGACACGATCATCCGCCGGCGAGAGATGGCGAACCGGGGCGCCCTGGAGAAGGGAATGGACTGGACCGCTGGGTGGGGCCGGTTCCTGAAGCTGACCGGGACTGCGACCCTCCAGAAGATCGCTGCTGCCGCTTCAGAGCGGGCACTGGTCTTCAAGCCGATCGAGGAGTTCATCGGGGCCGGCCTCTCGAAGCTCCCGGGGGTCTCGAAGGTCGCCGCCAAGGCGCCGATCGAGGGCGGCGGCTCGATGTCGGCCATCGCCAAGAGCTACGGGGCCTTCTTCGGCGAGCAGGCACGGGCGGAGATGAAGGCGGGCCTCGCCGGCCGCGAGACCCCGATGGAGCTGGCCTTCAAGAGCCACGCGGGCTACGGCGAGAGGGTCCCCTCCTGGATGGAGTACCCCGGCAGAGTGCACACCGCCCTCAAGGGGCCCGCCCGCGTTGCCGGCTACCAGTACGCGATGGAAAAGCAGGCGCAGTGGTACCTCGGTCGCGGCGAGGCCGACATGCTGCTGAATCCGGTCGCCCAGGAGGAGATGAAGGCCCGCGCCTGGGAGTACGCCACGCGGGACATCTTCATGGGCGACAACGCGGCCGTGCGCGCCTTCAATAAGGCCCTGGCGAGCGAGCCCGGCGAGTCGCTGGTGGCGAAGGGCGGGAAGACGGCCGGCCGCGTCCTCATGCCCATCGTCAAGGTGCCGACGAACTACGCCCTGGAGGTGACCGACTACGCCCTGGGGCTCCCCAAGGGGATGGCCCGGCTCGGCGCCGCAGTGCGCGACGGGCTCGACAAGCTGCCGGCGGCCGAAGCTGAGCAGATCATGCGCCAGTTGAAGAAGGGCTCCCTGGGGGCGGGGTTGATCGCCCTGGGGGCCACCGGCGTCGTCGAGGCGGGCGGCTACTACGAGCCGGGGAAGCACCGTCGGGAGAGCGAGCTTCCGCCGGGCGAGGTCCGCATCGCGGGCGTCACGGTCCCGCACATGCTCCTGCATCATCCCGCCGTTGAGGCGCTCCAGATCGGGGCGTCGCTGTTCCGAGCGACGACGCTCGCCGCTGGGCTTGGGAACGCCGCTTGGGGCGTGGCAGAGCAGGTGCCATTCTTCGAGGAACCGCTCACCGCCGCACGGACCCTGCGCGAGGACCCCTCGCAGTTCTTCGGCTCGATCGAGCGGGGCATGACGATTCCACCCGATGTCCAGCGGGCGGCCCGCATCCTTGACCAGAAGAAGCCCCGCACCACTGCCGAGATGTTGGAGCAGCAGGCGGGCTGGGGCGGGCTCGGCGTCGACGGCGTCTTCAAGGTGCCCGAGATCGAGACCCGGAAGCGCAAGGCGCGGGGCGGCTTCCTGGAGCAGCTCGGCGAAGAGGAAATGCTCGGGATCCCCGGCGCTCGGGAGCACGTCCGATGATGGTCAACGTCTTCCTTCTCATCGCACAGGCTGCGTCGGATCACCTCGTCGACGTTGCCCAGGGCGCGCTGATCGTTCAGGCGGTGGCCGGCATCATCGCCATGGTCGGCATCGTGGCGATCGGCCGCCGCTTCCTGGCGACCGAATTCCCGGCCTTCACGAAGGAAATCCACGACGACCTGGCGCGACTGGAGGCGGCCGTGCGAAACCTGGAGGTCGGAGGTGCGCGACTCAGCGAGACCGATCTGCACCTGGAGCGACGCCTGTCCAACATCGAGGGCGAGATGCGCGCTCTGCGCACCGCGCGACGGAGCGGTGAATAGCCGTGGCGAGCGGAGAGCTACGGGTGGTGGAGATCCGCGGTGTCGTGCTTCCTACCTGGGTTGCGGTAACACTGGGGGCGATGGCGTTCTGCGGAGCGCTGTCCTTGGTCGTCGTGCTTCAGCTCTACCGCGGCGACGTGCAACGGTTAGAGCGAGAGATTCGCGTCTTGGAGGTCCACGCCGCCGCCATCGAGCAGATCATGGTAGAAAACGGACAGGCCCGACCCAGCGACTTCCCGTCCTGGGAAGGCAGATCAGTACCTGAACCAAGGGAGAAGCGAAATGCCAGACCCGAACCAAATCAAAGAGATCATTGACTCCGGCGCCTATGCCGTCGGCCACGTTCTCTGCGTCAACGGCACCCTGCCGTGGCGCCTCGGCGAAGGCTACAAGCCCGACCGCGCGATCGGTGCGCGGTACGTAGCCGCGTGCAAGGAGGTCGAGGAAGCGGCCGAGGACTTTGTCGCCGACATGATGCGCGAGCAGCGTGGTGGGGCGGTGTAGCCATGCTCATCGCCGTCGTCCCCGTCATCTTCATGATCGTCGGCCTACTCCTGTGGGCCCTTGCCGCCAATCCCAAGGTCGCGGAGGCCGGAAGAATAATGTTTGCGGCGGGCAGCTTCGCGATCTGCTTCGCCTTGTCGGGCAAGGGCGTCACGATCCCTTGATAGATTCCGCACCTAGGCACGGAAGCTCAACGACGGCCGGCGAAGAGGCCGCCGTTCTTGAGGCTGGCGGCCAGCGAACCGCCGCCGCGCTTCTGGCCGGCGGTACGCTTGAGGCCGACATCCTGCGCACCGCCGGTCAGCGGCGCGTCAATTTGATCTGGGAGGTTACGCAGGCAGTGATCGCCATGCTGGTCGTAGGCATTACGCTGACAGTGGCGGCCCTGGCGGCGCGCGAGGGGATGCGCGGCACTTCCCAGCAGGCCATTTCAACCCTGAACTCAGCGATCACGATGCTGAGCAACTCCCTCTTCTTGGTGATCGGTTTCTACTTCGGACGCACGAATCATCAGCGGGTGGGCGGCGTCGGGCAGAACGACATCGGCCGCTAGCCCGGCGCTGCCGGCTCGGCCGGGAGGGATGGCCGGGCCTCTTCGATGCAGAACCTGCATGGCGCGACCTGGAGCACGCGACCGTGGCGGACGTGAAGGTGCTCCTCGACCTCCAGATCGGCTCCGCACGCCGCGCAGCGCACCTCGAAGTGGAGAGTCTCCCCCGCCAGGTCAATGCCCGCCATCGCGGTCCTCCTTGGCCTCCACGGCGCGGAGGCGGTCGAGTCCCGCATTCAGGTCAGCCTCGGCCATAGAAGCGGCCTGCTCCGCGACGTGGCGGCGAGCACCAACAGCGTCGCTCCGCGTCAACCATTCTCCGACCGCCTCCGCCGAGGCGCTGGGGTTCAGTTCCCTTTCGTCGACGGCAACATCCTCTGCGAACGCCCTGTCCCGACGATCGACTCTCTCTTGCCATCGGAGGGCTGCCTCGCACACCTCCCGCCGTGCCCGGTCCAGCGCGACGGCGCAGGTCAGGACGCGGGATTGAGCGAGGGCCTCTCGCGCTTCCTCGGCGGGCCACGACCCCTTATGGTCGTTGTTGGCGATCCGGTATAGCGTCAGGCCGGCCGAACAGAGCGCGCTCGCCTGCTCGTCAATCTTCCTCTCGGCAGCGGTCAGTTCCCCCTGGAGAGTGTCGATGCGCCGCAAGACTTCTCGCTCGGTCGCCTGGCGCACCTCCTCGACCTCAGTCGCCCGCCGCTGCTGCGCGGTCCCGGATCGGTGGCATGCCGCCTCCAGGGTGCGCTCCGCCAGCTCCGCCTCTGCCGCATCCGCTCGGGTTCGCTGGACGAGAGCCTCCCGCCCGGCCGCCTGACGGGCATCCTCCAACTTCGCCTCGCGGGCGAGCCCCAACTGGATGTCCTCGTGGGCCCGCGCCAGTTCGCCGACCAGACGCTCGACCTCGGTTTCCAGGTGGGCCACATGGTCTGCGCTAAACGCGGCCACCGCTCGGCGCACCTGCCCGGGCGGCAATGGCGCCGCGCTCTGTGGATTGCCGCTCATCGCCCACCCCCTGGCCATCCGAAGACGAGGACGAGCACGGCCCCCAGGAGCAGCAGGGCCAGGAAGAAGAGCCCGCAGTTGAGCCGATCTAGCTGCATGACTCCCACCGCGCGTACCCGGTCGGGTCGCCCTTCGGCCCGTAGAAGATGCAGATGGTGGTACAGGTCCCGTCCGCGTTCTGGAACTGCTGACAGGAGACGAGGTCTTCGTCGGCGGGCGGGGTCGCGAGGCCCTCCGCGGCGAGCAAGGAAGCGAAGGCGAGGAAGATCGGAATGACGAGATAGGGGGCCTTGCGCATAGAAGCTCCTTTCGGGGTGCGGTTGACTACTTCCAGATCAGCCGGATTGCCTTCGCCTCGCTCCGGGCCACGACGGTGCCGGCGCCGTTGTAGATCTCGATCCTTGCGCCGTGCGGCCACTCCCAGCGCGCCATGCTGGCCCTCCGCTTGGCGGCCGCGAGAGAGGAGTGCTCGCTCCGGTGCATGGCTCTCCAGCCGGGATGCCAGATGCGCAGGGTGAACTTCTTGCGGCTCACGGGCTCAGTCCTCGGCGCTAAAGCGGCCAATCGCCCACGCTGCGCCTGCTACCGCCAGGGTTATGCCGATTGCCACCAAGGCGATCGGAACGCTGTCGCACATCGCCCCTAGTCCGACCGCTGCGATCATTCCGCCGGCCACCCAAAGCCTCAGCGGCGATTGCATCACTGCACCAAGCGGATCGCCGACGGTACCCACAACGGGCCGTCCTGGTGGCCCGCGAAGTGGACGGTGGCGTTGATCTTCAGCGCCCGGCACCGCTGCTCGAAGTCCCCTTCACACCGGACGAGCCTGGGGATCGTCTCCCCGGCCGGCGTCAGAAGCAGGGCGACCCCAACCGGGGTCTGCACTCCCAGCAACTGCGCCACGGCGAGCGCCGCCTTGGCCCTGGGATCGTTCTCGGCGACGATCGCGAGGATGTCGATTGCCGGCGCCGTCACCACCGCCGTCCACTCGGCGTCTGACGCTGCGACGCCGCCCGGGATGAGGGCCCGCAGGGACCGGCAGCCGAGGGCGGGGAGGAGCACCACCAGAAGGAGGAGCGCGAGGCCCTTCGCCGCCTCCTTCTGGATCAAGGACCGGAGCCGCCGCACCTCATGCCAGGCCGCTCCCCCGCCCCTGGCCGGCGGCGTCGGCCCGTCGTCGGCGCTGTCCAGGATCGCCTGGAGCGCCATGCGCGCCTTGTTGTCGGGCTCCTCCGGCTTGGGCCCCTGGTTGCCCCGCGGGTCGATGCCGAGCCTCAGGGCCCGCGGTTCGATCCACGTGTAGGCCGGGACGCCATCCACGTCGATGTACTCCACGTCGCTCAGGTCTTCCTTCGTCACCACATAGGCGTCGCCGAGGTTCAGCCCCTGTGGATGCCGGGCGAACGCCGTGAGCACGTCGAGGTTGGCGTGCTCGCCCTGGAGGGAGCCCACGCTCTCCCCCATCAGGTACCGGGCCAGTGAGCCGTGGACCTCGGGCCGCATGGTTCCATGGCCCTTGACTCCGTGAGCCTGCCAATAGATGGTGTTCTCGTGGCCTCTGGCCGCGAAGGCGGAGGCGATGGAGGTGGGTTTGTCTGTCACTGTTTCTCCTTTGTGAGGGCGGGCGGTCAGGGGCGGGCCTGGGGCCAACCACAGGAAATGCCGCTTGACGCATTCTGGATGCCGACCCGGTTAAAGACTGCGCACGAGGTGCCGTCCGGCAAGGCGATGAGATAGACGTTGCCGGCGCCGTCGGGGAGATGCACCACCGGAACCTTGGTTTGCTCTGCCGAGACTACCGGCACCGACACGGAGTCGCTCGGCCCGCAGCTCACCAGGCACAGCGCCAACAGCGTGAGCGTGGCAACGGAGCGGGCCGCCCCGCGGGCCTCGCGGATACCAGCCACGAACTCAGCCGCAACGCTCCAGTTTTCAATCACCACGACCGACCTCTCGGATACGCTTCTCCGCCTGGTATCGGCGCAGGTCGGTCCGCCACTGCTCGTGAGCCGCTCCAATCGGGCGGGCTCGGCGCCACGCTTCGTAGTCAGGGATGCCTAGGCGTCGCGCGCAGGCGTCACGAAGGGCGCGCCAGGCGGGGCCGCTCACCTCGCCGATTTTGGGCCAGAGGTCCACTGCCAAGTCGGGAAGAACAACGCGCTTCGCGACGCCCACCTCAAAGGCGGCCTCGGTGAAAATCTTGGCGGTGATGCCCGGCAACCCGAAGCACTCCCACATACGCGGCGAGGTGTCCTTGGCCATGTCGGCGGCAAGGGAGGCGAGGTGCGCCGTCACGGCCGGTCCCGTGATTGTCGTCCTGCCGTCCTCGCCGATCTCGACGGAGTAGCCCGCCTCGGTGCCTGCGGAGATGGGGGCGGGACTAGGCATCGCCCATCCTCCCTCCTGGCGCCTTCAGGGCAGCGTCGAGTTTGGCGCGAAGGCCACCGGACAAGTCTTCCTCTTCGACGAAGACCCCCGCCGGGCATATGCAGCCACCACCGACAGCCTTGCGCAGGCCAGCCTTCTCTGCCTCCGAGAACCGCTCGCGGATGCGGTTCCAGTCGCCGTCGCGGATCAGCACTCGCCCCTCCTTGCCGCTCGCAGGGCGGCGCGGGCGTCGTCCAGTCCTTCGATCACGCGCGGGTAGATTTCGGGGGGCATTGACGCCGCAGGGATGCCCCGCACAACCTCACAGAGGAAGCCCAGCGCATCCGCGAGCGCAGGGGCGGCGGCCAGCAGGCGGGCGTTAGCCTCCGCTTCGCCGCTCGTGTCTTGCGCGAGTTGACAAAGGAACCGGTCGCCCGCACGGACGATGTGCGTGTAGGCGTCGGAGTTTTCCTGGTAGCGCCACGGTCCCGGGGTGTGCCCGCTCACTTCCCCGCCTCCAGCGCCGCCACCCTTGTGGCAACGGCTTCTAGCCGCTCGGCCTCGGCCAGAATCTCGCCCCGGGCGGCGGCCCGGCGGGAAGCAATGTCCCGAAGCCGCGAAATGGCCTCGTGCAGCGCACCAGCGAGCCCCTGCGGGCCGATCTCGGGCGGGGCGGGGGGCTGGGCAGGCCCGGGATCTTCGGGCTTCTGTGGGGCGCTGGTGGCCGTTTGTGGGGTGCGCCACTCCAGGGTCTCCGCGAGGGGGTAGGCCCACCAGTCGTCGGCCTTGAAGTCTGCGGCGGCGTCCGTAAAGCCGGCGGCGGGGTCGAGCCCGGCGCGCTTGTCGACGGCGAAGAAGTACCCGCTCTCCGCGGACAGGGCCGCCATCTGCGGCCCCGGGTTGATCAGGTTGGTGCAGGTCGTCGCGTAGACGAGCACCGCCCGGGCGGGCCCGGCCCCCGGCCTCGTCCGGCGGATCACGATCGGGTCCACCGTCACCGGGAGCCTACCGCCCGGCTGGAAGTCGATACCAAGCCCCTTCCGCACCAGCCGGGGGCCCAGCATGTCGAGCCCCTGGAGGCGGCTGTCCTGGAAGCGCATCTCAGGCTTCCAGGTTTCGCGCGCCGCTGCGTCGAGCTGAGCAGAGCGGCCGGAGCGCGGCTGGCCTTGCGCCTTCGCCTTGGTGGCGTCCCAGGCCCGCGGTCCGACCGTCATCACGTAGCCGAAGTCGTCCATGGCGAGGCGCAGGTACTCGGCGAGCCGCCGCCAGTGCTCCTCGGTCAGCGCGAGCAGCTCTGCGTCCTTGGTCTCCAGGGCGTAGGAGCGGAAGGCGGCGTCGGCCGCGAGGTTGTGCCCCGCGTGGCTCGGCCCGAAGGCTTCGTGGCCCTCCTGCCCCGGGCAGCTCCAGGCGCCCACTTCCAGCTCGTGACGGAGCTGGCGCACCAGGCGGGCGCGCGCCTCGTCGTGGAGGTCTGGATCGTAGCGGTAGGCGTAGAGCGCCAGCGTGACCTCGCCGAGCCGACGATGATTTTGGCTTGACCTCAGGCCGAGCATGAAGTCCTGCAGCGGGTTCCTGGAGACGCCGAAGGTTATGAGGGCTACCGACGCGGGCGCTACCCCGAGGTACCGAGCGGCTGTCGCTCGGGCGTTGGCGTCGTCAGCTACGACCGTCATCCGGCCATCGCTTACCGCCTGGAGAGGCTTCTTGTCCTCCTCCAGCATCAAGGAGAGCGCCCGCCAGAAAGCCACCTCGGGCTTGTCGTGGACGCCGGTGGGCGCGGTCATCGATTCAACCCCCCTGCCGAGGGCGCCGCCGAAGGATCTTCTCCAGCGGTTGTCCCGGGGTGGTTATTCCCGGGAGGCGGGGTCTGTGGCG